GAAGTTCCAGAGCAATTAGTAAAACTTCTTTTACTTAAAGCCATTTTTGGTGCAGCTACGTCTTCAAATGATCGTAGCCACATTAAATTTCACTAATTTTTATGAGCACACATACAAAAGCGGCCACTTCTGTATGTGCCACACAATCACCGGAGAGCAATTATGCAAAACGATTCTAACGTAGAAACCGCTCAAGCGGAAATTCCTAAATACCTTCGCTGTGACCCACGTACCTTTAAAGTTACTCACCACATGAGTGATACGTGTGATCTTCAGTTCACATTAGTCATTAAATGCACAGATGAAATGCTGCATGAACACAATACATTCTGGTCGGATCATCAATACAGATTAGATCAGAATGGGGGAGACATCGTCAAAGTCATGTTAAAGATGATTGCGGTTGACGTTTTTAATGCGTGTTTTCAAGGAAAAGTAAGTGTCGGATATCCGCCATATAGATGGGGAATTAACACTATTTTTCAGGAAGAAGGTTGGGACTCAGATTGCTTTGAAATCACCAAACTCTATTTTGATAATTACATCAGTGGTGATGATTTTGAGTTTGAACCGGTTCAAGCAGAAGGAGCTTCATCATGAGCGATATCTCTACTGCAGTTTTAACACCACACTTAAACCATCCAAACTTTTCTGGTGGTAGCGACTACTGCAAACGTTGCAACTATGCACATAAAAAAAGAAAGGAACCACTGGTAGCACGGCCATTGTCTGACTATGAAAGAAAATTTCGTCAAAGATGGGCGCTTAAACAAGTTGCAATCATTCTAAACATGCCAAGCAATGCAGTACTGGGAGCTTAACCATGTACAAAGTCGATGAAAAATTTAAAAAAATGTACACCAAAATTGTTGGTGAAGAGTTTGCAGATTTTAGAGTAGATAAACATGGCTTACTCGAAGACCGTGATGCATTTTTGGCGCATGCATGCTGGGAATACAAAGAAAATCAATTAAAGGCCTATCAGGAGCAGATAGAAAATTTAAAGCTTCAAAATGACTGCATGATTGATCAAACATGGTTCATGAAAGGCACACCTGTAGCAAATCTTATTAAACATGCTGAAGGTGTTTATAAAGCTGAAGTGGCAGCGCAGAACTCCAAAATCAAATTTGGCACTGATGATAATGAACATTGGTTTGCTTATGAGGTTCCATTCTTTGGAACTGTTAAAATCGACCGTATCGAAGAGCATGGTTTAGTTGAGTGGGATATCCATTTTAATGAATGTTGGCAAGGTCCCTTTAACTCTAAGCAACGATGTATTCAGCACTTAGAAGAATGCATCGCAGAAAAACGTGAAGAAGCTAAGGAGGGATAGCCATGTCTACAAAAAAATATCAGGTACGGATTCGTAAAGATTTATCAAATAGCCCAATTCAACAACAAGCAGCTTCATTACTGGGGGCTTGCGCTGTTTCTGAAATCACAACTTTGGTTGGAAAGTTCAAAAATCTTAAAGACGCATTTGAGAAAATGGCGACTGTTAAAAGATTAGAAGAATATGAAATTATCTCAATCATTTTGATTGATACGGATAACAGCGAGCAGCTTGGCGAAGATTTTGATTGGGAGAGTGAAACCCATGACTAAATATCATTGCAAGTGTGGTGGTTTAAAACTTCCTGATTTTGAAGCTTACAAAGTAGGCGATGAAGTCAACTTCATGATCCAAAAAAGAGAAGGTGCATACCAGGGGAAAATTGCAGTTAGTCAAAAAGCCCATAATGGAACAATTACAGAGATTAATGACGATCAAATCACTGTTAAAACTCGAGTAAGAACCTATGTTTTATATAGATATGAAATGACTCCTAAAGAAGCACCAGGACCAATCGATTATTTCCGAATCGGTCAATGTCGATGTGCGCTCGATAAACAAAAAAAGGAAGGGATAAAACATGCAATTCAACCTTAAAAATGCGTTGTTAATAAATCTTGTTGTTTCTCTTTTAAGCACGTCTTTACTGTTATTGGGAGCAAAGTAATTAAATGACAGCACTAATATTTGATACAGAAACCCATAAATTGCATGGCGATATCATTGAAGCTGCAGCGATTGAAGTTATTTTTCCAAGCTTCAGAAGTGATATACCCATCATGCAAACTATGTTTGATTTCTCTAAACGTTATAAGCCAAGTGAACCAATTTCTATAGCTGCAATGGCTGTGCATCACATTGTTGATGAGGATCTTGAGAAATGCCCGGATTTTACGAAGTTCCAACTTCCAAAAGATGATGTTCAATACTTAATCGGCCATAACATTGATTATGATATTGCAGCAATAAATCGTGCCGGTGTTGTGACTAAAGGTATTAAGGCGATCTGTACATTGGCAATGGCCAGATCCTTATGGCCAACATTGGAATCACATAACCTTTCTGCACTTGCGTACCAAATTAGCAATAATCGTAAGTCGACTCGTCGTGGTTTGCGGAACTCTCATTCAGCTTTAAACGATTGCAAAACTACATATTCATTATTGCTTGAGATAGTGCGAACTAAAGGTATTAAATCTTTTGAAGAGCTGTATGAGTTTTCAGAACAGGCAAGATACCCAACCCATATTTTTTACGGTAAATATAAAGGTTGGGCAATCAAGGATTTGGAGGACAGAGATATTCATTGGTTAATGAACAAAACTCTTGATGGATATCTCCATATGGCTCTCGAAAATGAACTACTTTCTAGAAATAGTATAGACGAACAAGACGAGTTGCCTTTCATTTAATTGTGCACCTCTTATGCACCCCCATTCGGGGGTGCATTCCTCTAAAATCTCTCTAAATATTTTTATAGAATACTTAAATGTAGGTCGAATAATGTCTGCAGGACTAGAAACACGTGGGAAATCGTTGCGAATTTGGATGCGACCGATCGCAACAGAATCAGTTATTAAAGAAACTTTAGACTGGGATTTTACTCCAGAGAATCAAGATAGAGCCGAAAAGCTTGCTAATTTAATTAAATTGGAAATACAACTTGGCCAGTTTAGCTTGGCCAAACATTTTCCAAACTCTAAACACTTAAAAAAAAACCAAGTTAGTTATTATGCACAGCTTTATCTGGACCAAACTATTCAAGAAGTTGCACCAAGTACTTACGATTCTTATAAAGGCCATGTTTACAATCATATCATTCCAAAATGGGGCCAAATTAATCCCAAAGATATCAATACAAACATGCTTAGAAAGTGGATTGAGCACTTAAAAGAGAATTTAAACAATAAGACCGTACGAGAAATTATTACTCGGTTTTCGCAGATCCATGCCATTTGGCGCGATGAACGTCAAATGCCTTATAACCCTTTTGAAAACATAGTAATCCACCAAGTTGATACGCCAGAGCCAGATCCATTTAGCAAGGTTGAAATTGCAATGATCTTGAACACCGAAACGGATCTAGATATTCAAAACTTGTTGCCATGCTTGTTTTGGACTGG